GTAGGATCATTTTGTCTGATTCAACCCAGGCTTTGAATTTGATACAAGCATCAATTTTGGTTTTATTGGTCGTACTGAATCCTCGTCTCACTCTTGACCCTCGAGTTTTTTTCTTTTCACTGACATACTGACCAGGAAATGATTCGATGCCAGTATCCTGAATGACAATGTTGGCAGCCTCACCTATGGTATTGTTTTCAATTGTCCAGTAGATTTCAACTGATCCATTTGGATTCTTTTGTTTGGCTGATTGCTCTATAAAAATCAAAATGTCTCTGAGAGTTTTTACTTGTCCTTGAATGTTGGTCATATTGTGCTGCCATTCAGCAACTTGTACAAAATCTGGCAAGCTGAACACTTGTATGGCGGCGGCGTCCCTGCCAGTTCCCAAACTAGGGTCAAGACACACCAAGTATGATTTTCTTGGGTCTATGTCATCATAAATGCGAACTTGTCCTGCTTTGGCTATTGGGTCCATGCCTGTAAGTCTTGCTAGGCATATGGGATCTATTAGAGTATCACTGTCGCTTATGAATTCACATAGGTGCTCCCTTTTGAAGCGAGGGAGTCCTATGCTAGCAACTTCCTTTTTCATCCATTCTTCATCTCGATTGGGATGGTCTTTCCAAGTATATTTTACAGCTTTGAAACCATTTTTTCCAATTTTTCTCGGATGTTCATTGCCATATGCGTCATAAATGTCAGTGGCCGAAAACCAGATTTGAGCAAACGTGTCTTCATCTGAAATGGGAGTTGACGTTATGATGCAATCGCCACCAGTTGAGATGGTGGGACGAATCGCTGCCCAAAAATCCTGTTGTTTGTGTGGTGGATCGATGGCTGCCATTTCATCAACATACAGCAAGCTGATTGAAAGACCTCTTCCTGTGTCTTTGGTTGTAGCTCTTGATATGATTTCGCTACCATTATCAAAAGTAATATTTTTTCTATTGTACAAAATTACGCCAGGTTTCATCCAGTGTGGCAGATATTCGTAGGAATATTTGATACGGTCAACTACTTCCGTGGCTGAATCCATCTTGTTTGAAGCTATCAGTATGGTCTCTTCTTCTCGAAATATGGCTCTCCAGAGAATATATAGTGCCGCAATGGTTGTGTTATGAGAAAGTATCCCGTTGGTGTAGTAAGTGTGATTTTCTGAATTAATCGAAAGGTCATACATGTTTTCAGAAAATCCCAAATCCTTGACTGATACGACTTCTGAGACTCCCAAGCATGTTCGAATCTTTTTTCCCAATGAATCAACTGCGAATACTTCTTGATAATCTTCTTGAATCAAAATGTGATTGTCTGCGCATTTCATACTCAACCCATTGTCTAATAAGACTTCATAGACTTGGTATTCAATCGTTTTGTTGGTAGAAATGATGTCTTTCCACCCATCTTCAGTTTCAACTTGCCATTCAGAGACATCAAACTGTTCAATAAATTTTTTTTCTACTTGATGGGAAAGTTTGGACATTTTCATTTGAACTCTTGTTTATTTTTCCTAAAATCGTGCTCCAAGATTATTAAAATTTCAAAACCTTTGGATTTGGTGTAGTTATTCTTGAGAAGAAACTTTGGCATTAACATGTATCAGGTTTGATGTTGGATTGCAGTCTGAACAATGTCTATGTTTTTGATTGCATTTGATGGAACTCTTGTGCTGTGATTTCTATGATTTCACCTGTAATCTTGTTTTTTATCTTATACTTGGTATCGGCATGATGACATTTGCCCAATTGTCGACCACACATGAAAATCAACTGACCGTAATCATTGAAATTGTCCATCATTTGTTTTTGATAATCAAATGGTTCAAACAACTGCCCTCCCTGTCCAATCACTTGAATGTAGCACCAATGAGTCGCAAAATATTCAAAGCTATTGCTACATTTGAGCAGTTCTTGAATTTGCTCCTCAGTAAAGTTTTCTTGGACGTATGGAGGTTTTATGGGGTCAGCGTCGCTTCGTTTCTTTTTGGACATTTTGTTTTCTACTAGTTTACGCTAAATATTTAGCAACAAATAAACAGTTGGAATCAAACATGAGAAAAGCCAGCGAATCTATCAAAACATACATCAAAGAAAAAGAAGGATTGCGACTAACCTCTTATCTATGCCCTGCAAATGTTTGGACTATTGGTTGGGGTCACACATTGACCGCACGACCCAACATGACCATTACCATTGAACAAGCTCAAAGATTGTTTGACAGTGATTTGGAAAAATTTGAAAAGGGTGTCAATCAAATAGTAGCAGTTCCGTTAACTCAAGGTCAATTTGATGCACTTGTAAGTTTTGCATATAATGTGGGAATCGGCAACTTGCAACAAAGCACTCTTTTGAGAAAACTCAATCTTCAAGATTATAAAGGCGCTGCTCAGGAATTTGATAGATGGGTGTTTGCTGGAGGAAAAAGACTGAATGGTCTTGTTCGCAGAAGAGCAGATGAAAGAAGGTTTTTTGAAAGTGATTCGGTGCCTACCAACAATGAAGAAACATTTACAGGGGCAGTAAATCACAAAGAATTTCCTCTTCCACAAACTCAAAGGCAACATGGAGAACCAGATACACTGCCACTCAATTCCCGGAATAGAAGAAACTGGTTGTGTTCTTTGCTGAGACGCTAGAAACCACCTCCGTCCATGCCCTTGATGACTCCTGAATCAAGGTCTTTGAGCATTTGCTCAATTTCTTTGAGCCTGTTATTGATAGTCATTAGATCGTTCTGTTGAGCAGCCAAATAACTGAGCAAGTCACTGGCTTCTGATACAGTAATTCTAAATTCAGTTGATTTGGAATTTTGTGCTTGACGAAGCTTTCTTGAAAAATTATCTATGGGATTCATTGTTGAACTCCAAAAAAGGTTTCATCCAAAAGTTCATCATTTGTTCAAACTGCTGTGATTGCATCGCTAGCCAGTTTTCCATGACATTTGATACAAATGCCTGTTGCAATTGTATGACTTCTTGTGGTTCTATTTCAAATATGATTTTCATGATTTCAATTCTCGATTGGCTAAGTTTAAGTGATGCTTGGCTGTAAATTCATCTTTCCATGGACCCAATGATTCATACTCACAAACCGTTTGTAGTTTGGGACTGGTAGCTGATACATAATGTCCGCCTGAAAAATTGATTCCAAAACAACCAGCCACATATTGTAAATTGTGTGTGTCTTTGAGTTTGTATGAATAAGCGATATTCCCATTTGGCAGTTTGACTTGCTGGACCTGGCAAAAGGTGTCGTGTCTTATGGGAAACCCATTAACATGTACAATGGTTTTTTCAACTGTTGAATGGGCGGTTCTTTCCATTGTGCCTTTGAATTTCTCATCAAAAACAGTTTCTACCAATTTGTTGATTGAATCGTATGACATGCCTTTGTCAGTTATGAGTTCAAATCCTCTTTCATTTTCAATGACAATGCCCATTTGCGCTCCTCGATCTGATATGAGTATCCATGAGTTTTCAGTTAGTTTTTTGGCTTTCATGTTTGGCCCTATACAATGTTGGTTTATCGATTGCTGTGTTAACAATAACACACTGAGTTTGATCATACTCTTTTTGAATTCAACATGGTCACGTAATCGTCTGGGAATTTGGCAATATTGACAAGCTCATGTTTTCCACAAAATCTCAAAAAGTGAATCCCTACATGATTGCAATCATTGCTACTACACATGGCTAATTCAACAGTTTCTCGAATCAGCTGCTTGATGTGTTCTGGCTGGTGACGAAGTCCAATCAGCATGACATTTCTTTCATAATCATCTTTGACCACATGTAGTTGATCTTCCAAATCAACCCAAGTTTGCATCATGAAGTTGGTCCATTCCCATCCTTGCTGATGACGATTTTCAAATGCTTCAAGAATTCCAACTTTGTTTTTGGTTCCTTTGGATCTTGCACCAGGATATGCAGCTTCAATATTGTCTCCTTTGTCACCTCGAACACATTTCTCAAACAGCATGTATTCTGGATCTGGCACATGTTCCTTGCCCTTGAATGGCTTGCCTTTGTCATCGAAAAAGCCTTCAATAGTGGTCAATTTGTTCTGGACTCCATCATACAACTGAACGTGTGAGGAAATCAATTGTTGATAGTCTGTGTCTGTGCTCACAATGGTAAACTGATTTCCCAGGTCATGTTCATGAGCTTGTATGAATCCAGATATGAGATCATCTGCTTCCAGTTGCGGATGATGAAGATAAGTGACGTTTGTATGATTTTTCAGGAAATTTTCAAAATCATTTAATGCGTCAAAAAAGATTTGATCTTCTTCTTGTTCATCCAGAGATTTTGATAATCTTATTTTTGCTCTATTGGCCTTGTATTGTCGATAAACATCCTTTCTCCAACTGCGACCATCTGTGCAAATGACAATGTGATCGGCATCAAACTTCTTCCAAACGCTTCTCATACTAGTCAATGCTATGTGAACACTCATTCCAGCCTGAGTATAAGCATCTCCTCGTACCACATGCCGGGCCCTATGAAGAATGTTATGCAAATCAACCAATATGTAATGTCTTGACAAAATGAAACCCTCTACAATTAATATTTGAGCAGAACTTGATCAAGTTTGATTATAGCATACTCTTCTCCACAATCCAACTGAATTTTCTCAATCTTGTTGGTGTTTTCAAATAAGATTTTGTCACCAACCGACAAAGGAAACTGAGTACCGTCTTTCATGATGCCTGTCTTTATGACAGTTGCTCGATTTGGACAAACTGTGTTGGTGGTTGGAATAAAAATCCCACTCATCGTTTTTTCTTCCACTGGTTCCAGTTGAATCAACAACAATTCTCCTAATAATTCCACTTGATCTTTGGTAACAGTCATTGTTTTCCTCTATTATGAGTGTTAAGTGTTAACATCGTTTGGTCATCTTGATGAATGAATTCAATCAAATGCCTCTTTTTGAGTATGGGCAAAACATCATCAATTGCAATTTGATCTCTTCCCATGTGTTTGAAATATTCGCTAAGCGAAATTGTTTCCCGACTTTCAAGAATCCTAATCAACTCAGTTTTAACTGATCTTTTGTCACTGCACCGAGTCAAAACGTCCAATTCATTTTCCAAGAATTCTTTCCATAATATTTTTATTTGGTGGTGCCACTCACGCATTTGTGTTAATCTGCTGGATTCATCAAATTCACACTCATATGCGGCAATCAAATCTTTGACTGCCGTCTTCATGGTAGTCAATCTCACAAAAGATGAGTGATTGCCCCACCAGTCAAATTCTTTTAAACAAAAGGTTTCACATGAATGCACAGTTTCAAACGCTGAGAAACCAAATGACTCAAGATTGGCAGTATGAAATGCCAATTTGGCTGATTTGATGAAATCAACCTTTTCCTTGCCCATGATGCCACTTTTGATTTGATAGTTGTCATACCCAATCTGTTTGAAATAATCTTCAAATTTCTTTTGTCCTTTTTGATTTGTGAGTATTTTGGCAGGCAATCCTGTTTGGGCTACAACGTCACAAAATTTCTTTGGCTGTTTTCTAGGTTCAAATCGTCCAATAAACATTATACCTGATTTGTCTTGATGGGAAGGCTCCAATAAGCCTTGCTCAGGTATTCTCATTGGCAAGGCTTTGATTTTTATATTTGGAAAAGTTGACTTAATGGATTCAACATTGAATGAACTTTGAGTTCCAACCGTTACATGGGGCAATTGCATCAAGTTGCGAAATGACCACAAGCTGTCTTGATTAAACAATTGACTCTTGTCGTTTTTCAAGAATATCAAATCCTCATTATGAGTATAATACACTGTGGGTATCTCACTTGACAACCCGAGAAAGGCGATGGGATATATGGCATCCACAGTATTGACTAAAACCATATCATAGAGTCTGGAACCAAAACTCTTCATAATAGCGTTTCGAAAATTTATCAACTTTTCCAAATTTATTGATTCACGGAAAGCATGAATTGCGGAATGCTTGGCATATGACAACACTTGTTGAGCATCAGGAAAAACAAACTCACACCCCATTTGGTTGGCTAGATAATCAACTAGCGCATTTTTATTTGGACATTTGTCCATTATGATGTCAACTTTCCAATCAAGTTCAGCAGCCATCTCTACAAAAGATTTGGCAAATGAACCTATGCCTCCATGCACAATCAAATGCTGACTACTAATAACAAACGCGATCCTTTTAGCGTATCTGGTCATCAGAACCCTCTTGAGTAGCGATGACCTTGCATAACTCCTGCAACCAATCATTTACCAATTCTTCCTCAGACTTTCCATAGTAACCACTTTTCCTGAGTTCCTCAATAAAGAATTCGTTCCAATCCAATTCAAATGCACCTGAATTTCTGGGGTTCTTTGGGTCCAGCGAAGCTATGCACGTCACCCATGGCTCTCTCTTTAGAGTTGATACTTGTTTGTCATATTCGTTTTGGTCAATCTTTCCCTGTTCCAAATCAATACCCAGCATGGCTATTGTATAATTTTCCTGGGTAATTTTGTCGTGCAACAATTCAATATAAAAACTGCATTGCAGATATGTGCGATGGTCAATTTTGTTATATTCTTTGCGTTTGTCAAGAACATACATTCTTCTATCATATGATACCTGGGAACCATGCTCCAACTCCCAGATGGCTATATCCAAATCAAAACCTTTGAGATGGTTTCTAAGATGATGTTTCTTCGCCTCAATTGAGTTTGAATATAAGAGTTTCCCATACAATCTAGACAACGCATTTTGATTGACAACAGGAGGTGAATATTCATCAATAAAATATTTGATTTCATATTTGATATGTTCTGGTGTTGGATACATAGCGATTTCCTTAAACTAATGTTCTTGAATTTTAACTAAAAACCTGCAACTTGTCAAAACTAAATATATTAATAACATTTTTTTAATTTTTCCTAACAAGGATTCCCAATGAAACTTCTTACTGTACTGTGCTTGGCTGTTGTTATTGTTTTTTCTTCAATATCCAGCTCATCCCAAGCAACATCAAGCATCAATAAAAATCGTAATCCAATGATTGTTATGAATCCATTTGGAAATCCCATTTATGAAAAACTGGCCATTGATCCAAAAACCGGTACCATCCACATGGGGGTCATTGACCTCCACATATTGGAAACTCTTCAAACGGCTTTGATGTATCTCAATCAAGCTGGTCACAAAACAATTACCATCGATTTGCACAGTCCTGGAGGGAATGTTCTTGCCATGGATATTATTGGGGGCATGTTTGATGATTTCCGCAAACAAACTGGTTCAAAAATTAATACTCGGGTTTCAAAAAACAATGCTTGTATGAGTGCTTGCACTATTATATTCACATATGGCGACCTTCGCATTGCTCATGAATCAAGCACATTCATGTTCCACAGTCCTAGAATTGACTTGGGGGAAATGGGAAAGAAAATTCCATCACTGCAAAAACATTTTGATAAAAGCGTTGAAGACATGCAATTGCAATTTGTTGAAATTTATACCAAATTCTGTGGCATCAGCCCAATCAACGACATTGTCATCAGTCATCAAGATGGATTTATTAGAGCTGATGCCCTAAAGGACATGTGCCACACTTACATCACTCATTTGGCAAACTAAGTTCCCCACTCATTCTTGAACAAGTCAACTTGCAGACGAGGAGAATATCTCCAACCCTTGTTGATTGCAATTTCAGCAACTGTTTTGGCATTCAGTTCATATATGCTATTGGTTCCACCCACAGGCATCAAATAAACTGGACATTCGATTCCTTCATCTCGGTAGGCTTGGACTGCTCGGTCAACTTCCTCTACATCAGCCAGAGACGCAACTACAAATTTCAAATACAATAGGCTGCCGGGTATCTTGTTGTATGAGGCAACAATGTGGGGTTTAATAGCTTGGTCCCAGGTGTGTCCACTCACACTCAACTTTGGGCTGCATGACCAAGTAATTTTGATTCTATTCTGAGTACTCAAATAGTGAGCAAAATCAGGATGCAACGCCTGGGTGCCATTTGTTTCAATGGTCACATTTGTCAAATCCTTCATGCGTGCGTGTTCAAAAATCTCTGGGTAAATCTTTTGCCATCCCAGCAATGGCTCTCCTCCAGTGAGTATCAAATGAATATCTTGACCATTGCTCAGTTTCCATGTTCCCTGTGGTGTCAAAGAGAGCAACTCATCAACTACTTCATCAACAGTCATGGTCTTTGAATACTTCTTGAACTCGGGATAGATGCTGGCATAAGTATCACATCCCGATGAAATTACTGGCAAATTTTCAAATTTATCAACCTTATCAAGTATGCCATCGTCCAAAAGTTTTTTAACATCTGGATTATATTTGAGACCTTTGACTTCCTCTGGGTTTCTGCCAAATGCCATACATCTAAAATTGCAACCAAAAGTTCTCAGAAATATGCTAGGAACACCCATGTGGTATCCTTCTCCCTGCAAACTGATGAAAATTTCTGAATATCTGAGTTTCATTAAATGCCTTCACTATTATTAGTTTGATTTTTATATTTTAACAGATTTCTAGAGAAAAAGTCATTATGAAAATTTTGAACAATTATCATGATGTTCTCAACCATATGACAGTTCAACAAATGTCACTCAAGCATCAAGTGCCATCAACACCATTCAAATGGAACTTGAAAATGTGAGTTGATGCTCATCATGAGCATGACTTAGACATCATTTTGATAGCCAAAGAAATTTTCTTGACTAGTATACCAATCAAAAAGATGGAAAGTGAGTGTGATGGTCATTTATTGGATGCTAGGTTTTTTGGGTCAATTCCCATCTTGATTGCCAAAGAAAGAAAAGTGAAAAAAGTGTCACTCATCAAACTCGTCAGCTGCTGATGGTTTTGATTGGCAAACTTTTCAATTTCCTTGGATAGGACTGCAATATTATGAGCATTTTCCAATAGAACTTGTGCCAAATCACTGATATTCTGAGAAAATCTCTCCCCTAAATCCTTGTATATGGAAAAATTCAAGTCTGACTCAAGTTCTTGGACTCTGGCTTCTAGATCTTCTATGCAATTCATTTGTTCACTCTGATTGAACATGTTCATAAAAAAGTCAGATGGGTCAAAATGTTCATCGCCTTGTGGAGGTAAGAATATCAACATCTTTTGTTTGTCAAGATCTTCTCCAGAAAACATTTGTTCGATAGCAGAACAAATATCACTTATGAAGTCATTTGATTGACCTTCATCAACTGAGATGATGACCTTATCAGGTGTTTGATTGGCATTCCTGTATTCTTCCAAATTGATGATTTTGTCGTTCATATTTCCTCATTTGTTTTGAGTTTGATTCATTTGTTAAAAAATATCAAAAAGATTACTATCAAGGGCCAAAACAACATTTTGAATAACAGTACCCAGGGAAAATACTTGTAATCAAATATGGCTATCTCCATGATTTTGATTTTTTCTTGCATATCAAACTTGTCCAAATGTTTTAGGCAGATGATGGACATGTAGATGTCAAATATAAACCAAAGAACCCCAATTAAAAAATACAGTTTGATTATAAGAGCTGTTTCAATCACAAGTGAACTCCCCATTATTAAAAAATCCAGTTTTCTCACTGTACACATCATCTGTGAAATCAAATGTTACATTTCCCTCAGGATCTCTAACGTAGACCGAAAAGCTGGTTTCAGACTGATAGGGAACTCCCATTATTTCAATAATGCCCAAAATGTCTGCAATGGCATGTTCGTATTTGATGAATCTTTTGGTGGTGGCATATTTAGCTGTTTTGAGTTCACAAGGGTTATCATTGAAAAAATTTTCAATTTGACTATCATCGCCATTTGCGAGCTCTATGAACCAGAACCAATTGTCGTCACCATCTTCAACAACTGACATCATGAATAAGGTATGCTGTTGTAAACTGATGGATTCAAAATTTTCAAGTTCCATTAAAAATACCTTCCCATATGTTATTCATCTAATGATGGCGTGTATTCAATAATTCCGTCATTCTCACCATCTTCTGACACTGTCACAGTGTATGATCTTTGAGATCCAAAACTGGGGATTAAAAAATCAACAAGTATTCTACGAGCCATCATTTCACAACTTTGATTTTCAAAATTCTTTTGAGAACCGATAAAATCGTTGAGAGCCCATTTGACGAGGAAGAATTCCAGCTGTCTATTGTCATCAGAGACTGATATGGTGACTTCCACTTTGAAAAGATGCCGATGTGGATGTTCCAAAAACTTGATTCTATCATCAATTTGGCCTGCGCCAGGATAACAGTGATAGCCTTCAAAATCAGTTCTAACTCGAATGTAGCTGTTGGTTTTCATTGATTGGTTGAGATCATTGTTCATTTCATTTGCTCGGCTGGTCAATCATTATATTCAAACACATTTGTTGGTAATTTGACACAACTTGACGAACGCAATCTGAATTCCAATATCTGGATAACCAGTGCCAGTTTTCATTGACCATTCTATCGGCCAAGGAAAAAACTGCCTCAACTTTCAAGAACATGCTTTCATCAAGTTCAACACCAAATTTCTGATTAAATGAATGTAGTCGGTGATCCAAACTCAGTTGATTCAAATTTTTTGATTCCCAATGCGGATAATCATATGTTTGATTCAAACTGATTCCACTAATCTTTATTTTTCTATTAGTCATCACATTATCTTTGCGGGTGGTTATTGTCAGATTGTTTCTCAAGTTCAGTCAACCTTTGCTCAAGTTCTCGCAATTGATCAACACACTTGGCTAGTAGATTGTTTGCCATTTTTATGGCAACAAATGTGCTGGTTCTGCTCATTTCTTCCAAATCATCAAGTTCTTGCTGTGTGATCATTTGTAACTCTCATGTTTCAAGTTTTAATTCTAGTATGAAAATGATTGTTTGTCAAAAACAAACTGTTTGGTTTTGGCTTGCTCAAACAACTGACAGCTGGCCAAATTTTTGGACTTGGCTTCAACTTCAATATCCATCCAACTCAAGTGAGTTATGGCCCAGTCATTGACAGCTTGATTCCAACACATATGAGAATGGGCTCTCAGTTTGGATTTGGGAATCCCATGTTGTTGCATGGTGTAATTGATGTCTGGCAACTGGTCATGTGGCACCAAATGTGCTATGACATCTTCACGACTGGTTGAGAGATGCCCCAAAGGTCTAACACCTCTCCAGGATTGAATAATGTGTTCAATCCTGGAGTCATTGGCTTGGATGTACTCGCCAGTAGCAATCAAATGATGATGCAAGTCAAGAACAATCGCTGTATGATGAGCTATTTCAAGCAATTGATCAATCCCCCATGAAAATTCGTCATTCTCAATGGTAATCAAATTTCTTGCTTCCTGACTGAGACAATTGTTGATGGTTGACACCAGTCTGTGCAAACCACCAATTTTGCTGCCAGCATGTATATTGATGGCAAACCCGTGATCATGGAAACTGCTACCATATCCCATCATTTTGGCCAAATCAGTGTGGTATTCAAATTCTTCAACACTTCTCTGAATTATGTCATCATTTATTGAATTCAAGATGCAAAACTGTCCAGGATGAAAACTCATTCGAATGTTGTGTTCACGAGCAAATTTGCCGATTCGGTGTAGTTCACTGCTCAACAGTTCTTGAACATCTGAGTCCTGATAAATCCACTTGTATTTGTCATGAGTGGCAACTGGAACCAACTCTGACCCAATTCTTTTCATTTTGAGAGGATCTGGTTGTTCACTCACCCATTCCAATTGTTTGTGAAGAGCTTGTAGATTGTGTTTGATGATTTGTGTACATTTGGTATAGGCTTGACTGCGGGATAGTGTGTCAAGCATTCTAACTGTGGTTGATTTTTGATTGTATGACTCTGTGACATTTTTGACTTGTTTTTTGTCCATGTTTTGAATCATGTGATTTGGTGGAATGAATTTGCAGCAGTATCCTATCTTCATGTGTAATTCCCCATTATGTTCAATTCTTAGAATAGCACGGATGACGGCATGATTCAAGACAAAATCAACTGCAAATGATGATTGACCAAATTTTCTAGATGACGCAGATCTTGGTCATTGACAATGACTGTGGTTTCAACACCCACATTGCTCAAGTCAACATAATCTCTGGAATCAAATTCAAAAGTCTTTCCTGGTCGATGAATTTGCCAAAGATGCACCTTTGAACCAAGTTGACGGCAACAATAGTCAACAATGGGCAAACTTTCATCATAAAATCCACTGTCTGATATAACAAAAATCCCACTGTTGTTGGTCTCAATGACTCCCTGGAAATAATTGACGGCAGCCTTTCCAAAATAGTCGTTACCAAACATGGGCTTGATGACATCTTCACTCAACCAAATCATGAAATCACGTTGATTTATCTTGATTTTTTCCATTTGATTTTTTTCTAGACAGCAATTCATTCTTTTCTCAATCAGAGAACGCAATACAGGTTGTCTTAGAACAAACTCAGTGTTCAATGAAGCTAAGACGTTGGAACCTTTGGTTTGTTCTACAAATTGATGAAATTGATGATGTTCAAACTGACTTTCAATAAACCCTTGCAGAGCATAAGTGGCTCGTTTGAGAGGCTCAGACATCTTGTACTCTATTGTTAGGATTTCAAGTTCATTCAAACGTTTGCGCAAAAAAGTAGCGATTTGGTCTTTGCCTGCGCCAGGGGGACCGTTCAATAGTATGATTTCTGGTTTTTTCATATGATATCAAAATCCATGTATGGGTTGATAAGCATCGTCTAACAATGGAGAGATGTTTTCAAAAAACATCATGTGGCAAAATGATTTTTCGTGGAAACTACAATCAGAATTCCAAACTGTTGGTTCATCGCACATATTAAAGTATGTCATACTGACATGGAAATGGGTGCCATTGAAATACAACTTGTTCTGAGAAATCAATGCAACATCTGTACAATTGTCAATTGGTAGTACAACTGTCATGATATTATTGGGCAATTGAAAAGTTTCTTGACTGTGTAAAGTCAATCTGGCTCTTGCTGGTATGTGCAATCGACCTTGTGAATCAAGCAAGTCTTTCAGCTCGATGGGAAGTCCATTCACTTGAATGTGCTCGACTGTGGGTTGATAGGCATAACTGAGGAGTCCAACTGTTGGGTTGCCATTCAAACAAGTGCTTTTGGTTTTATTGAATGGATGAATCATTGGCGTTTTTGAACTTTCTACAAGTTCAATAATCCTTTTGTCAGGAATCATTCCTCTTAGACCGCCTAGGCTTTGATAGAAACTCATTGTGACTAAATATTCCCGAAAGTTGTTTTTAATCTTCTAATTATAAGGTATTTTGTCATGGAAAACAAAATGATTTTGATGTTTCTGGCTATTTTATCCACAGTATCCATCTTGATTGCTTGTGGCTTCCCACTATCAATTGTTCTACTTGCTTGTGCAGGGTATGCTGGGTTCATTGAAAGAAAAAGACTCAAAAGTTCTTTTGAAACTGTTAAGTCTTTGATTCTTGTGCATTTTAAAAAATAAAACTACCAGACGTTTCTAATAGCGTCAATTTGTTCTTGAGTTCTAGGAGAAAGAGTTCGTGTGCCTGTGTCAAACTTGTGAAAAATAACTCTTCCTTGTTTGTCTTTTAGAATAGTTCCTTTGGGCATTTTGCTGTCCAAAGAAAAATCTTTGGACATTTGGTCAATTTTCAATGTGTTAATCAAGTTTTTCATTGGCGTGTTCTCCTTTGTTATAGTTTGACTATAACAAACTATCCAAAGGATGTCAAACGATTTCTAATCGACTAAATGGCTTTCTCCAATCAATAGGTCAGCGTCCTCGATGTCTTCCAACGTTGATTTTTCGTCCTCAAACCTAAACATAGGGTTGGATGTTTGTAATAGATTGAGTTTCTTATCAAACATGTTTACACCACTCAAATTGCTCAACAGCTTTCTGTTGGCATCCAACAGCTTCATTGGGTTAGAACACACAAACACTTCATCACAAATTTGCTTGAATTCTAGTAGTTCCTGTGGAACTATTTCAGCAATAGCGTCCGATGGTAACAGGATTAACCTTGAAGCTTCAAACGTAGCTTGCGTCATAATTTCCAAATTGTGATTCATGATATACGCATATGAAACAATATCCCAAGCAGTTTTGACCTCAGGGTCAACTCTCACACACAAGTCACCCATTGTCAAATGCTGAGAAATTGATGAACCAACAAATGGGAACTTGCAATCACTTCCTATCAGTGATTTGGAATCCAACACTCCTACGCCTTCCATGCCAAATTTTTTCTTGTTGCAACTGTATCCCACATACATTTGGCCTTTGGCTGCTGACAAGAAGGGACCAGAAGCATCATAACTGACTGTGAGGTTGGGGTTCACATGTTTTCTCAGGTTATGTTGAATGAGCGTGAGAGCAGCACCAATGGTTAGTCGACTGACACCCAAAAAGTGCAACCAATGCTGATTGTCATTCAAATACCCTCCATCTCTCATTACCAGTAATCTTTTGAGAATGGCGTAGAAATCTCTAGTCTGTATGGTTCCAAATGCCCATCCTTCGAATGGGTAATCTTTGACTGCGTCCCACCAACGGTCACACTCTTCAATATTTCTTCCATGCTGAATATTCAAAAACTTGGTTGCGCCTGGAACTCGATTGTTTACGAAGAAATCATAATTGCTGAGATTTTTCTCTAGGCACTCTTCAAATGTGTTTATGCCCTTGATTGAACCGATTCCCCATGTGGGTGCATCCAGTGTCATGGAATAATCAGCTGTGTGTTCCAACCAACGCAGAACTTTGAGACGTATGTCATTGTTGCTTTCGCAATCCATGTGGGTCCAATCAAACTTTTTGAATTTATCCAACCCCTTGCCAATTTGATACCCTCCAGAATCTCCAAGAATAATGGTTTTGTTTTTGTTTCTCTTGTGAACCATGGTTTCTGTGAGAGTTTCTGATTCAATATTCAAATTGGCATGCCCAGCTGAGTACAAACTGTAGGGGTAATAAAAGAGACCGTTGTCTTCTTTCAAATAGTTGAGATGTTCGCCAGACAAATCAAACCCTTTGGGTAAACTCTTCCTGTGAGTCCAAATGCCTGGATTCTGTCTCAATCGATCCAGTTGCGCCACATAAAACTGACTGAGGCTGGGCAGAAAGATGGCTGGAGCGTTAAGATCCAAAGTATCATAAGAGTAGTCTTTGGTCATCATAGTAGTTGATTGTGTTTTCTTTTTTCCAGCCATGTTTGCTTCCTTGATATTTTTGATATTTTTTGATACGTATTCTTTGTTTTACATTGAACCTGGAAGATAAAATTCATATTCACAGAGACCAGTGTCTATATCAATTCTAATCACTTGTTGGCAGAATTTTACACTGTATTTGGTTCCCTCTGTCAAATTCATTACAGAAAGAAAATGACCCACATTCCAATGAACACCTGGATTAATCTGATTTCCCTTGACGTCTTCAACCAAACAAAAAGATGCTTTGTGGCTGCTGGAATCTTCTGCACCTATCATCAGGAACAATTTGGTTTTCCCATCTTCTTCCTGTGTTTTGACTTCAAACTTGTCTTCACCCACTGATTTGTAAATGGCAGCCAGTTGACTGAATTCTGCTACTTTTCTTTTGTCCAACATGGGAACTTCAACATCGATATCAAACTCTTGTGGCACTGGCTGTTTGGGTATTGCCAATTCAGCTGCCAATCGATAGCTTGCTGACCCCTGTTGTTTGTCATTGAATTTGATTTCAGTTGCCACTTTTGTTGAGTTTCTTTCAACAGTCACCAGTTCAATGGTTGAATTTGCATCTGGGTAAAAATCCAACAATCCTTTCAAAAGACTGAGTTTGCCAAGACCAAATACACCTGAAAATTCTGGGATTTTTTCTTTGACTCTTGCTTGAAGTATGACTTTGAAATCACTTTCAAGACCACGAATAACAGTACTTCCTTGAGTGTTATCAACTTTTAGGATTACATCTGCTCCCAATGGAGTACTGTGTTTGACTATGTCTTTTAGTATTTGTCTCATTTGATAAGTTCCTTGTAATTATTGCGTATAAGTTAAGATTTTAGTTGATTTGCTTTGAAATGTCAAAAATCAATCTTCCATCTTGAAAAGATTGCTCAATGATTGGGACATTTTGCTTTTTTGTATGTTCCAGCCCAATACACCAATTAAATTGTTTATTTTGGTGTCTATGATGGCTTGTTCCATGTATTCATCGTCAAAGGGTAATTCTTTGAACCACATGGGAAGTCTCTCTTGATCAACTGGGTAAGCTATTGATTTCATTTTGAAAGAATTATCCTTGAGTTTGCATACCACAACTTTCTGTCCATCCACTATGTCCAAACTCAAGTGGTCACAATTGGCAGCTTTGAGCTTGTTCCAGTTTAATGCTGCCATCACATGTCCAGGCACCATTCCAGCTTTGCCAGATGCCAATTTTGATTTGTAATATGTGAGCTTGTTTACACTCTTTGGAGTTCCTTTTTCCCAAGATTCAACTTGTTTGATTTCATTTCTCACTTGACGAATAAAATCAACTACTTGACGTTCAGGTTCTCCTTCTAGAACTTTTCTTAGTATTTGCTTGAGTATCTTCTGCATGAAAGCACTTGTATCACTGCGCTGTGTTTCCAT